CAATGACAGTCACTGTCAACTACTTTCTGCAATGCTGCAAAAATAATTTAATAGCGTTGTTTTTATGCAACAAAAAACTTTTGACTTTTTTAGATTTTCAGCACTTGACGAGGCAAACACGTTTCGGCTACTATCTCGGGGGGACCGTGCGCGTTGAAAAAGGTGCCAAACTCCCAAATCTCAGCCACCCTTCAAGGTGGCTTTTTTCATTCTCGGAGAACCCCAACATGGCTAAAACCATCACGATCACAATGGAAGACGACGGCTCAATCACCGTCGCTTCTGACGAAATGCAAGAGCCGTACAAATGCAAAAGCATTGATGAGTGCCGCCAATTCGTTGACAAAATGCTGGCAGAAGAAAGCGGCGAGAGCCCGCAAGAGCAAGCAACCGAAGGCCCAGAGGACTACAGCAAGATGTGGAACCAGGAAGCCCAAGCACGTAAACCCCAACCTGGCCTGATGGCCTAACTCACGAAGGAGCCAATATCATGGCAATGCAAGATTACGCAACCGAAAAAAGCCGTAACACCATGCGCGCAGCAGGCGGCATGACCGGCAACGCAGCCAAGATGCCAGGCGCAGCCATTGGCGGTGGCGGCAACCAAACCCAGGGCGCTGGCACTTTGCCATCCAAGGTATCTGTGCCGCTCCCAGGAACGGATAAGACCCAGCCAGCCTACAGCGGCGGCACGGCCAAGACTCCTCCCGGCTTTAACGCTGGGTTGATCAACGGCATGATCTGATGCCCAGCACGTCTGCCAAGCAAGCGCGGTTCATGGCCGCCGTCGCTCACAACCCGGCCTTCGCCAAGAAGGTCGGCGTGCCTGAATCGGTCGGCCGTGACTTCAACAAAGCAGACACGGGCACCGGCATCATCAAAAAGGCAATGAAGAATGGCAAAACAGATAAACGCGCGTCACGCTGACCTGGCCGGCGCACCGCCCAAGCTTGCGACGCTGGACGACCTGGAGCGCTCGACAGCGGCCAAGCCCAGCCGCAAGTACGCGGTGAGCCGGTCAAGCAAGAAGCCCATGGGGATGAACTTGCGCGCCGTATCTGAAGCCCTGATTGCCGAAGGCCTGGACCCGGCCATCGAGATGATCAAGATCCTGAAGAAAGAGATCCCGGTCCTTGACTCAAACGGCAAGCCCAAGATCGACCCAAAGACCAAGAAGCCTTTGATGGTCCCGGCTCTTGACGACGACACCAAGCTGCGCACGCTCAACGAGCTGCTGCAGTACACGCAGCCCAAGCTCAAGAGCGTGGAGATGAAGGTCTCTGGCAACCTGGAGCTGACCAACGAGCAGCTCGATGACCGCCTGGTCTCCCTGCTTGCAAAGGCGGCCAAGCGATGAAACTCGACGACCTGGATCTGTCCAAGATCGACCTCAGCCTGCTGAACCAGGAAGAGAAAATCCAGGTTTATGAGCTCATGCGCATCAAGGACATCAGGGCCAAGCGCAATCGCTTGGCTGCTTATGCGCCTTACGCAAAGCAGGTGGCCTTCCATGACGCCGGCGCGTCGTTCCGTGAGCGCTTGTTCATGGCGGGCAACCAGCTTGGCAAGACGTGGGCCGGCGCGTTCGAGGTCGCCATGCACGTCACCGGTCGATACCCGCCCAACTGGCAGGGCAAGCGATACCCGCATGCCACGCGCTGGATGGTCGGATCGGAATCGTCCGAATTGACACGCAAGGGCATTCAGCGTTTGCTGCTTGGCCCGCCCGAGATGCGAGAGGAATGGGGCACTGGCGCCATCCCTTACGACTGCATCAAGGACACCAGCATGAAGCAGGGCGTGCCCGACGCGGTGTCCAGCATTGTGGTCAAGCACATCAGCGGCGAGAACTCGGTAATCCAGTTCAACAGCTACGACCAGGGCCGCACCAAGTGGCAGGCCGACACGGTCGACGGTGTGTGGTTCGACGAAGAGCCGCCACTGCCCATCTACTCTGAAGGCCTGACCCGCACCAACGCAACGGGCGGTCAGGTCTTCGTGACGTTCACGCCACTGCTTGGCATGTCCGAAGTGGTCAAGCGGTTCTTGCTGGAAAAGCCAGCGGGCTCGAACGTTACCAACATGACCATCAGCGACGCTGAGCACTACACGCCTGAGCAGGCTGCAGCGATCATCGCCAGCTACCCAGAGCACGAACGCGATGCCCGGGCCAAGGGCATTCCGATCCTGGGTTCAGGGCGCGTGTTCCCGGTTGTCGAAGAGGCAATCAAGGTGCGCAGCTTTCCGATCCCGACTCACTGGCCGCGCATCCTTGGCTTGGACTTTGGCATCGACCACCCGACGGCCGTGGTTTGGTTGGCATGGGACCGAGACAGCGACACGATTTACGTGACCGATTGCTACCGTCAGAAGAACGCCAGCATCGCGATTCACGCTGCGGCGATCCGGGCGCGCGGCGACTGGGTGCCGGTGGCCTGGCCGCACGACGGCCTGCAGCGCGACAAGGGATCCGGCGAGCAGCTGGCCAAGCAATACAAAGACCAGGGCCTGGCCATGCTGCCAGACCGGGCGACGTTTGAGGACGGCAGCAACGGCCTGGAGGCCGGCGTGTCTGAAATGCTGACTCGCATGCAGACCATGCGCCTGAAAGTTTTTTCGCACCTTGAGGATTGGTTTGAGGAGTTTCGGCTCTACCACCGCAAGGACGGCTTGATCGTGGATCGCAACGACGACCTGTTGGCTGCCACGCGATACGGCATGATGATGAAGCGCAAGGCCAAGACACAGGACGAGGCCGAGGTCCGCATCAGGGGTAACCGCATGCCATCGGTTCCGGCGTTTGGCGTCTTTGATGAAACGATCGGATATTGACATGGCTGATGAAGAAAACATAGACGAGAAGTTCAAGGCGCAATACAACACCAAGCTCAGCCCAGAAGAAGAAACCAAGTATCAGAGCTGGGTCAAAGCTGAAAGCAAAACGGCCGGCCGCGATTTGAGCAAAGACGAAATTGATTACGACCTTCGCGGTGATTGGAAAACGACAGGCGGCGAACGAGATGAGCGCGGCCATGGCGGCGATACGTACAAGAAGCCCAACCATCCAACGTTTAGCGAGCATAGTCAGTACCATGGTACAAAGGATGAAGAGGGGAATGCCCACGAAGGCGGCCGTTGGATTGAAGACAAGGAAGGCAACACTGTTGCTTTTGAGCCCGGCAAGACCAATGAAAAGCACTGGCCAGACTGGGCGCTTAAGCAGTACATGCAAGAGGCCGAGCCAGGTCTGAAAATACAGAAACGCAAATAATGCAGCCCAACGAAATGAATTTGGCCAACATGGCGCAATTGGCCAAGGCCAATTCAACCAATCAAGATCCGCAGCTGCAGGGCTCGACGCCAGGCACGCAAGCACCCGGCCTGCCGTTGAAGGGCGCCATCGGTGCTACGCCGACCAATGCCGGGCCGACAGCTGCGGGGCCGACCAATGCCGGGCCGACAGCTGCGGGGCCCGCCGCCACACCAACGCCCAGCCCTGGGATAATCGCTGGCCAGATGCTGGCCGGCAGACGCGGATAATTCAGGAACAACCATGCAACCACAAGCTCAACAAATCGACGTAGAAATCGAGGTCATGGACCCCGAGATGGAAAAGCAGAAGATGGAAGAGCGTCTTCAGGCTTTTGGCCACAGCATGTCGCAGCAACGTGATGAGTGGGTGCGCAGCCGTTACAGCTTCGGCGTCGACAAGCGCTGGCTTGAGGATGAGGACCAGTACAACGCCAAGGACAACGTCAACAAGGCGGCCAGCCAGATGATGACCAGCGTGGAGCAGGGCTACCCGGTAACCACGCAAAACGCCAAGCCTCACCGCTCCACGGTGTTCATTGGCTTGACCCGTCAAAAGTCGAACGCGGCCGAGGCCCGCGTGGCCGACATCTTGTTGCCAACCGACGACCGCAACTGGGGCATTCAGCCAACGCCTAAGCCAAAGCTCATGACCATGGGCCGCGACACGCAAATGGCGGGCGACAAAGACACCGGCGAGCCATTGCTGCACCCTGAAACCCAGCAGCCTTTGCGCATGCGCGACATTGCCAGGGCGGCGATGCAAGTGGCCCGCGACAAAGCCAAGGCCATGCAGACTGAGATCGAAGACCAGCTAAACGAGTGCGACTACAACGGTGAGATGCGCAAGGTCATTCACAACGCCGCCGTGCTGGGCACCGGTGTGATCAAAGGCCCGATGGTCACCAACCGCACACGCAAAGCCTGGCAGCCGTACAAGGACATGGAAGGCAACTTGGTTCACCAAATGGAGATTCTCCAAGAGGTCAGCCCGGCGTCATTCAGCGTTGACCCGCGCAACGTCTGGCCAGACCCGGGTTGCGGCGATAGCATCCACCACGGCAAAGGCATTTACGAGCGCGAGCAGATGACATCCCGCCAAGTGCGCGAGCTGGCCAAACAACCAGGATTCATGAAGGATCAGCTGCGCAAGGTGCTGGAAGAGGGGCCACGCAAATCGGCCACGTTCCAAGAACTCAAGGACGATGATCAGCGCGACACCGCTCGCGATACATACGAGATGTGGACTTACTGGGGCGAGGTCGATCACGATGACTTGGAATCGGCCGGCATAAAGGTTGGTGAGAAGGACGAGTTGCGCAGCGTGAGCGCATGCGTCGTGATGATCAACAACACGGTCGTCAAGACTTTCATGAATCCGCTTGAGGGCGGCGAGCTGCCATACGACTTCTACGTTTGGGAGAAGGTCTCCAACAGCGTGTGGGGTTACGGCATTCCGTACCTGATGCGCGCCCAGCAGCGAGTGCTGAACGCAGCCTGGCGCCAGATGATGGACAACGCGGGCGTGAGCTCAGGCCCTCAGATCATCATCAAAGCCGGTGCAATCCAGCCAGCCGACAAGCAGTGGCAGCTCTCCAGCCGCAAGATCTGGTTTGCCACCGACGAGGTGGACGACGTGCGCAAAGCCTTCGCGGCGGTCGAGTTCAACAGCTACCAGGCCGAGTTGGCCGCCATCATCAAGATGGCCATGGAATTGGCAGACCAAGAAACCGGCGTGCCAACGATCATGCAAGGCGAGAAGGGAGCAGCGCCAGACACTGTCGGTGGCATGCAAATGCTGATGAACAGTGCCAACGTTGTGCTGCGCCGTTTGGTCAAACAGTTTGATGACATGATCACGCGCCCGCACATCCGTCGGTACTATGACTACAACATGATGTACAACGAAAACGAAGAAGTGAAGGGCGATTTCAACATCGATGCCCGTGGCTCTTCGGCCTTGTTGGTGCGCGACATTCAGAACCAGGCATTTTTGAACCTGCTGGCCGCAGGCGCCAACCCCGTGTATGGGGCCTACATCGACACGCAAAAGCTGTTTGAGAAAGCGCTTCAGGCCCAGCACATCGACCCGACCGAAGTGCTGAAGTCCGAGGACGAGCTGGAGAAAATCAAAGAACAGCAAGCAGCTGCTGCCGCGAACC